GGGTAACTGAACAAGTTGGTGATTTAGAAAATTTTACAGAACGCAAGTAACATTACTACTTGCGGATTTAGAAAGATTTTTTAAAAACGACATAGACTTAGATAAGTATCTAAAAGTCTGTGAACAACTGGGACAAGAACCCGACCCTAATAAGATGCCTCCCTCTCGTGGCGAATTGCCTTACGAGGTGCAGATAGCATTTTCAATTCATGATATGTTACCTGACAGATGGGATGGAATGTCTGGGTCTTACTTTGGTAAAGATTTATCAGCACTAGGAACAATATTAGATATATACGAAGTTGAAGACAAGAAACAATGTGTTTTTTGGCTAAAAAACATCGAAGCTCTCAACAGTCGTTCAATAAACGATAGAATGACACAAGAGAGAAAGCAGCGTAAAAAATAATGGCAGGAAAGAAAAGAGATGGCGGTTCAGTTAAGGTTAAAATTACTGATGATGGTTCGTTAAAGAATCTAGGTAAAAACGCGAAGAAGGCTGGAAAAGACGTTGGTTCAGTCGCAAAGAATGTACAAGAAAGCGACAGAAGACTAAAATCCTTATCACAACAAACATCAAACTCAACAAAAGCATTTTCAAAACAAGCCCAAACTATTGGTGGGGGACTTGTGCCTATTTATGCAACAATCGCTGCGCAGGTATTCGCCGTTTCAGCAGCATTTAGATTTTTACAAGACGCAATGGAAACCAGAAATATGGTAGAAGGCCAGAAGGCTTTTGGTGCTATAACTGGTAATGCATTTGCAACTATGACTGCTTCAGTCCAAGCAGCAACTGCTAACATGATTTCTTTTAAAGAAGCTGCATCTGCTGTTGCGATTGGTAGTGCCGCAGGATTAACTAGAACACAATTAGAACAACTAGGTACAGCAGCAAAAAATGCATCATTGGCTCTTGGTAGAGATGTAACAGATGCCTTTAACAGATTAATAAGAGGTGTGACGAAAGCAGAACCCGAACTATTAGATGAATTAGGTATTATATTACGACTAGAGCCTGCAACAGAAAAATATGCAGCAGCTATAGGTAAAGCAAGAACGGAATTAACAGCTTTTGAAAGATCACAAGCCGTTGCAAATGAAGTTATAACTCAAGCAGAAACTAAATTTGGTAGAATTACAGAAATTATGGATGAGAGTGCTTTTGTACTTGGTCAGTTTGCAAAAGAGTTTGACGATTTAACAAAAGCAATCAAGTTAGGAGTTGCAGAATTTTTAATTCCAATTATTTCATTTTTAAAAGATAATATCACCTCTTTAATTGGTGTATTCGGATTATTAGCAGCACCTATTGTTAGCCAAATAATTCCAGACTTTGGAAAAATGGCAACTATGTTTGATAATGTAGCACTTAGCTCAAAAAATATGGGTAAACAAGCAAGTAAAGATCTTAAACTTATGAAAGGTTTAAAAGGCGGTGGAGACATTGGCAAAAAAGCACAAAAAGACTTCATGGCCAGTGGAACAAGCGGAATGCAAAGCATGTTAGCTGGACAAGACATGACTGGACAGAGTGCTACTTTACAAAAAGCTGCCCAAGGAAAGAAACTAAATGCAAAAGAACTTGGTGTTTTAAAAAGGCATTTAAAACAGAAAAATAATATGATTGGTAACATGACTAAACAAGACCAATTAATATTTGATAGATATATAAAACATCAAGAACTTGGATTAAAAGGTAGTATGACAAAAGCCAAGTTAGAATATAAACAATTAGGTTTAGTTACTAATAAGTATATTGCAGGTGCTCAAGTAGGCTTTTCAAAACTATTTGGTACAGTGGCAAAAGGAGCTGCAGTAGCTGGTAGAGCAGTATCAAGATTATTAGGTGCTTTTGGTTGGATAAGTTTAGCTTTTATTGCTTTTGATGGTATAAGAGCCATGATGAAAGGCACAGAAGAAGATCTAACAAAAGCTCAAGAAAAAGCGGTGGCATTTACGGACTCTTTAAAACTTTTAAATACAGAACTACAGAATATGGAAAGAGTTAGAAGAGAAGGTTTTGTAGTTGGAGGGATGTCTGTTTTAGAGCAACAAGCAAATGCACTAAAAACAGGAGATGTATTAGGAATTATCAGGCAGTTTAATGAAGGACTATCTTTAGGTACTATGAATGAAGGTACGCAGAACGAACTATTAAACTCTATTCAAAGCATTGTAAATTTAGTTCCTGAGTTAGAGGGAATACAAAATTTATTTAGTGGACCTATAGATAACTTACAACAAATAGATTTGACTAATAAAAATCCATTTGTAGTTATAGCCAATGATGTTATGCAGGCTGGAATGGCTACAAAACAGTTTAATGAACAAATACAGGGATTAGATAAAGCAGTATTAAATGTAGTAAGTGGGGCAAAACAAAGACCTTATGCTTCTTTAATAAGAGAAATATCAGGTCTTGTTGGAGCAAGTGGTGCTTTAGGAGATAATACACTTGAAAAACTTGACTTAGCCCAAGCAACTGCTGAAAAAGAACTAAAAAGTAGACTTGGTACATTTAATCAGCTAAAAACTTTTAAACAAAATACTTCTAATTTAACTGCATATACAACAGACGAGCACGTTATGAGTAACATTGATAGTATTAAATCTGCAAGACAAGGTCAATATGATAGTTTAAGTTTCTTAACAGAAAGCGCAGAAGGAAGAAAGATAATACAAAATGCATTTGGATTAGAAAATACTCAAGTTAAAGATTCAGCTTCTGCAATGAAAGCTTTACAGAAAAATATAATGACGCAAAGTAATATGCTTAACCCTGATGATCCAGAAGGTTTTGGAATTGATGCATTGATGGGTGGCAGTAAATTTATGGAAGGTTATAACAAAATAACAAATATATTAAAGAGCCAAAATTTAGATGTTATGGAGAGTACATTAGGTGCACAGAAAAAACAAAATAAAGCAAGTAAAGATGAGATTGAAAATAGAAAACAACTAAAAATACTTAATACTGCATTTATGAAGGCATTAGAAGCTGAAAATGAAAACACACTTAATTTAAATAAAAAACGACATACAGAAAAATTAGATCAATTAGATTTACAATTAGAAGTAAATAAACAAATAGCTTTCAATGAAAAAGACAGATTAGATACAGAAGATAAGAAAAATAAAGTTACACAGTCAGGAATAGAATTAAGAATAGCCGAAAGAGTGTTACAAGATGCGGGAGCAGACGTAGATACACAGAAAAAACTTGCCTTACAAGACCAAGTACAATTAGCCAGAGATAATTTAGAAATTGCTGAGAAAGAGTTAGAAATACAAAAACAAATGGCAATATTAAAGTTTAAACAATATCAACAAGGAAGTGCAGATATTGCAAGTAGAATTGCAGGAGGCTCTTTCTTTAATAGTCAGCAAAATAGATTAACAGGATTTTTACAAGGACCGGAAGCAATGGGCGCGTTAGCAGATGCAGGAGTAACAGCAGGCGAAGCAGCAAAAGAAAATGCTTTGTATAATAAAGTAACTGGCACGTCAGATCTTGAAACTGATGAAGGCGTATTAAAACAACAATTCCAAGAACAAGCTTTAAATAAATTACAAGAAGAATTCGAATTAAGAGAAAAGCTAACAAGACAAATGAAATTGCAGCATGATATAGCAAATAGATTAACAGAAGGACTTGCAAATGATATGGCAGGAGCTTTAGTTGAAGTTGCAAAAGGTACAAAAACAATGAAACAAGCCTTTGGAGATATGGCAATTTCTATACTATCAGATATAACAAAAATGATAATTAAGCAACTTATATTAAATGCACTTATGGCAATGGTAGGCATGATTAACCCAGCGGCAGGTGCCTCAATTGGTGCTTTGATGGGTTTAACTGGAGGGACTCAAGGTAGACAAGGCGGAATCATGCAACCAGGAGCTGGAGGTGGATATCGTTCTTATAGAAGTGGTGGAGTAGCAGATGGACCAGAAGCTGGTTATCCTGCAACACTACATGGAACAGAAGCAGTCGTACCATTAGGAAATGATAAGTCTATACCAGTAAAAATGTTAGAAGGAAGCAGTGGAACAAACAATGTAAGCGTTACTGTAAATATGTCGGAAGGCGGAACAGATATTAAATTGGAAGGCGACAAAGCAAAAGCATTTGGAAATAGTGTCGCAGCGGCTGTACAACAAGAAATTGTTAAACAGCAAAGGACAGGAGGCCTGTTAAGTAGTTACTAATGGCAATAGGATTTAACGTAGGCGGAAGCCTCGGACAAGCAGTACCAGATAAAGGGTTTACTAGAAAATCAACCCCTAGAGTTTATTCAGCTCAATTTGGAGATGGGTATTCACAAAGAGTAGGAAATGGAATCAATCCATTAGATGAAGTTTTTAGTTTAAATTTTGCAAACAGAACAAAAGCAGATGTAGACGAAATAACAAATTTTTTAGAAACTAAAGCAGGTATTACCTCTTTTAATTTTACCTATTCAGAAAGCGGAGGAGAAACAACAATTAAAGTACTTTGTGCTGATTGGAGTCAATCTTGGGCATATGATGATTACTATGATTTACAGACAAAATTAGTGAGAGTTTACGAATAATGAGTTTAATTGCAGCAATACAAACACTAACCCCTGGTTCTATTTTACATATGTATGAAGTAGAAAAAGAAGATGGAAGTTATGTTAGATTTAGTGGGTATAATAATGCAAATAATACTCCTATACAAATGTATGATTATGAAACAAATACTCAATTAAATACTTATTATACTTTGCCAATTACAGCTGATGGTTTTGAAAAAAATCAATCAGGAGCAATGGCAAGACCAAGATTAAGAGTTTCTTCCTCAACAGATAGTACTAATGCTCAAGTAAGTTTTAAACAAGCAATAGGTGGAGATTACACAAAATTATTAGGTAAAAAAATGGTTCGTAGAACTACTCTTGCTAAATATATAGTAGGCGGAGCAAGTGCAACAGGTTCAGGAGTGACTCCAGTAGAGTTTAATAGAGAAGTTTGGATTATAGATAAAATATCAAGCGAAGACTCAACGAGTATCGAGTTTGAATTAAATTCTCCTTTTGATATAGACGGAGTAACAATACCAAAAAGAACTATTGTAGGAAATGGATGCGCATGGGAATATCAAGGTGCAAGTCCTACTAGAAAAGAAAGTCAAAAAATAGGTGGATGTAGTTGGCACTCTCATGGATTCTATAGAGCTGAGATAACAAATGCAGGAATAAGCACAGGGGCACAATTTACTGCATTTGTAAATGTTGACGACCATTATATACTACCAAATACTTCAGTAACAAGTTGGGATAGTTTAAGTGGGAGTTCAAACATTACAACAAATACTTTATATTCATATAATCAAACAGCAACAAGATTAGATACAAATGGAAACTACACAACTGCTTCTGTAAAAAGTTATTGGCAAGCAAGAGTTACTGGAACTAAAACCTCAAAAGGAACGCCTGCTGAAAATAATAGTAGTTTTGTAAGAGCCTGTGTATATGATGATTATAATGCAAGTACTACTTATTATGCTTATACCGATGAAAAATTTAACAACTATGTTAGAAAAACAGAAATAATTAATCCACCGACTACGGTAGGATTACC